GCTTCTTTGCATTTCGGTCCTGGTCACGACGTTCACTCTCTTGAGGGAGTTTGTAAGCCATGCAGTCAGGGATGTGTGGGGCGCACATCTCAAAAAACTGGTCTGTTTGTCCTGGAAAATCGATGCTAATGGTGGTGCCTTGCTCATGAAGGACAGGCTTAAGTCCCAGCGCACGTAACGCTCGAAAAGCCCGTTTGCGACTCAGGTCGTCCAGTCCAAACGTGATGCGAGGGTGAAACTTGTTTGAGATGTTCCCATCATCCATGTACCAGATAGCCAGTGTTCGAGGAGTCATCCAATCCACCATGTTGGATGGGAACACACGTACTCCTGTACAATAGAACAGATCAAAAAACTCTCGGAGATGAGTGGTCGTTCGAGTAGCAAACAGCCATGCCTTGTAGGTCTTCCCAGTCTCCTTGTCTGTTTTTGTGGCTTCGTATCGCTGTGAAACGAACTCACCCAAAAGGTCGGCTTTCCAATCGGTGTAGCCTCTCTGTTTGAGCGAATGTCCCTCCACAAATCGAGCCGTCTTGGGGCTCGACCCATTCATGGTGCCATCTCCCAGGAGCGACCCAAGGATAAGTTCCCTCTGCTCCTCAGTCAGCGCTGGGAGACTCTTGGTGATGCGCCCTGTCTTCCCTACTGTTGGGATGCCCCACTTGCTACGACGTCTTCCAATGGTCACCTGTGAAGTCTGATAGCGGTCCGCGATCTGCTTCTCCGTCAGCAGCTCTTCAAGGTAGAGCCGCTCCAGAATGGGTTTAGTAAGGTCTTTGAGGGTCTTCGTCCCGTTCTCCGACATTTCAAACAGATCTATACATCAACCGCGTCCCGACTGCAAGAGTTTCTCAACATATCTATACACCTTTTTATGTGTATAGATGTGTTGAGAAACTCCAGAACTGGGACCAAAACGAAGAACCCCCGCTCCCGAAGGAACGAGGGTTCTTGCGTAAACCGCTAGCTACTAGCGAGTAACGGTGAGGCGAGTCAAACCACGTGGGTTATATGCGCCAATTCCCAAATTTTCGAAGACGCTAAAGCCGATGGTACGGGCTTTAGGATCATCTGCCGAAAGGACCGTCAGTTCGGTACGTACCGGAATTCTTCCGAACATTTCCGGTTCGCAGCACACGTACACGGTGCCGGCGGGCACGATACGGCTGGTGATGACCTGAGCACCCCAGAGGGTGGCCTGGAGACCGGTCTTGAGCAGGGTAGCTTGCGACTCGATGTCCAGAATATCGCGACCGAATTTCCGGATGTCGGCGTAGTCACGCGCGTTCATGTAAACGCGAGCGACCCGGAGGTCGTGGCGCTCAATGAGGGCGAATGCGTCAGCCAACACGGCACCCGAGATCGGAGCGACCACGGGGATGTCGGGGTTCGTGCCACCAGCGATGCTGTCGAAACCGTTGGTTGCGATAGCGTCGAGAACTGCGAAGACGCGCTCGTCCTCGGCAGCCTGGATCTGTGCCCGAGCGAGGTCCTGTGCACGCTCGATGAGGTCGAAGCGACGCTCTTTGATCTGCGTGAGGGGGATCTCGGGGTTGGACGCGATCTCGAACAGCGGGAAGATCACACGACGCGGCTTGGTGACCGCGATGATGTTCTCGCCCTCTTCGCCAACCACGTAAGCGGTGACGTCGGGATCTTTGTCGTAGATGGGCAGGGCACCATCGGGAAGCTGCTCGACCAAGAAGGTCTTACGGCCAACCGAGGTGTAGTCACGCCGAGTACGGAGCGGCTGGGTGAGCGAAGCGGCAAGCTTCGCACGACCAGTCGGGGTCTTGATGTACTCAGAGATGAGCTTTTGCTTGACTGCGTTGTCAATAGCCATTTTCTCTTATCCCCTTTCCTAGACGCGCTGGTCGTACACGATCTCGAATTGCTCCGAGTCGGGCGGCATCTTCAGGACACCAATAAGGGTGGAGGCAGTGTTGCCGTTGGCCACTTCCGAGGCGAGGGCAGCAACGTCAAGGCTGACGGCTGCACCCGTCTGGGTGGTGACACGCATCATGAGGTAACCGTTACGGCTAGCGATGAGTTCCTGTCCAGCGGTGTAGATCAGGTCGTCGCCAGCAGTGATGGCGCCCTCAGTGGCGATGGCTTGGCTTTCGAACAGCTGGTTGCCGTACGTGCCCTGACCGGACATGTAGGGACCTTTACCCGAGGCGGGTCCAGGCTGGTTTTCGAAGGCGTTGCCGACTGCGGTGTTGATGAAACATCCCAGGGGACGAACCAAAATGTTATCGGGGGCACCGGGCTCAACCGGGCCGCCGATGAAGTTCGAACCTTGATCGGGACGGGTGAAGGCGACGGAACCGCTCAGGACACCGAGAACTCCGGTGTTGGTCTGAGTGGAAATCGTGCCAGCGGTAGTGACGATGGGAGGGTTGGTCTGCGTGAAAGCATCCGCGGTCAGAACACCGACAGTGTTCCGGACTCCGGGGTGCAGAAGACGCAGGGCCGAGCTGCTCTCGGTAAACCCGCCACTCGCCTGTCCAAGCATTGGCATTTTGCTGTTGCTCCTTGTTTACAGATTGAGTGAGATGGGGCTCGTGCCGGCTGCCCTCACCACGAGGGACAATTTCACGTTACCGACCCAAACCACGTCGATTCACATATAAGGGGCAGATATCGGGCGAATACCGAGCCAAAACTCCACTATAGGCCAACTAAAAATGGCTAAACCGAGAAAAACCCACCCTGTCATCCGACAAGGTGGGTTTTTGGTTAGGTTTTCAGAGATTGAGAGGAGGTTTAGCGAGTGGGGGTCACGCCGAAGACGTCGGAGACGTCGGGAGCGGAATCCCACAGCTTGGAGAGGTCCATCTCATCGCTGGCAACCTTGGCCTGGGGAACGTTGCCCAGAGTCTGAGCACCGGTCGAAGCGGCCTTGGCTTGGGGCTTGAGAACAAGCTCGTCCTCAGAGGCCTTCTTCTCATCTCCGGCACCGAACTCGACGTCATCGGCCTCAGCCTTGGCATCCGTTCCGGCCTCATCGTCCTTGGGGGCCTCCTTGGCTTCTTCCTTGTCTTCCTTCGCTTCGCCTGCGGCTTTGGGAAGGTTGAGATCGGCGTAGAGCTGCATAAGCTCATCGTCGGCGGAAGCTTCCTTATCGGTCAGACCCATGGGATCGTCACCAGCGGTGAGCTGGATGTCGTTCTCAGCGGCCTTGGGCTCCTCAGCGGCCTGCTTGCCACCATTAGGAGTAGGGTCGCCGACCTTATCCTCACCGTTGCTCTGAGCAACGACGGGGGTGGGAGCGTACTCGTCGGGGTTGACGTTGCCGCCCTCACCGGACTGAATGTCAGCTCCAGTGGCCAGAGGACCAGTGTTGTCAACAGCTTCCGAAGCGGTCTTATCGCCCTCGGCGGCAGCAGCCTCAGCAGAGTTGTCGCTGGCGGACAACTCACGGTCCATCTCGTCCAGCATGGCCTTCAGCATGGCTTCCTCTTCGCCGTGCTCATCAGCCATCTCGGTGCCTTCCGACTCTTCGCCACGGTCGAATTCGCTTTGCTCAGCAGCTTTATCTCCCGTGTATCCGTAGTCAGGGGCGTTTTGATCGACACCGTCACCGTCCATGTCCTCAGCAACGAGGAAGGCCATGAGTTCTTTGTCACTCATTCCTTCTTCGTCGCCCTGCATGCTGAAAAAATGGTTCATTGCCTTCACGAGTTTCCCCATGCTGGCTTCGATACCGGCGAGGCGTGCGGTGATCTCCATGTTGGCTTTCTTGTTAGCCTCGATGTCCATCTCCTCTTCCTCTTCCTCCATCTCTTCCTCTTCACCAGCGATGATGTTGAGGGTTTCAGCGGTCGCAGCGAGCTTGGCGTCGTCCATGTCCATGAGGGACAGGGCTTTGTTCTCGACGTCAGTGACGCTAGCGTCACTGGGGAGAAGGGCGCCAGCAATGCGGAGACAGAGGCCTGCGCGTTGCTCAGCCATTTGGGTGAGCGAAGCTTGCTTACCCCCGCCGCCACCTTGAGCCATAGCCTGCTCGGGGGTCTCGGGCTTCTTCTGGAAGTCCGAAGTTGCCGGATGGGTCAGGTCTTCGGTGGTGAGGTTACCGGGCATGGCCGGGGGCGGAGACTCGGGCTCCATGGGCTTGTGGGGATCCTCTGCCCATGCAGAGGTGTCGCCCTTTTCGTACTTGTCCTGATCGGGGTCAGGGTAGTAGGCGGGGTGAC